GCGTCAGGTTATTCGCTTTGGTACTGTCGCGCTTGAACCACCGTGTCAGCGCCTGTCCGGTGTCCATTACGCCAAGAAAGCCGGCGTAATGAATCAGCTCTTTGTAGCGGTTCGGTGATGGTGTCGCTGTAGCAACAAACCGAAACCGGACATTATTGAACTTGTCCAGAAACGTCTGATAGGTCTTGCTGCCGAACGATCGCAGCACCGACGCTTCGTCAAGGCTGGTGGCGACAAACTGCGCTGGGTCCAGCTTGTCGTCACGCACAGATTCGTAGTTGGTCAGGTGGATTCCATCGAATTCAGGATCCACCTCGGCATCGGTGCGGATGAAGCGCGTCTGCACGCCGAGCATGGCGGCATCACGGCGGAATTCTTGGCGAACACCAAGCGGCACGACGATCAGCGCGGGGCCCGGGGCCTGCAGGCGGCACAGGCGCAGGATCTCGATCTGCTGGACCGACTTGCCCAGGCCGAACGCCTCGAACAGTGCACGGCGGCCACCAGCGCAGGCCCATCGCACGGCGTCCCGCTGGTGGGGCAGCAGGATTGGATGCACCTTATCCAGAGCCACATCGAAACCGGCCCGCGGCGCCATCTGGACCTTTGCAGCAAGGAAATCGCGGTAGGTGCTGCTCATGCCGGCACCCCCTGCCGCCCCAGGCATCCGAACAGCCACTCCCGGTCGCCATCGCGATCTGTCGGCCCACACACCGCCGTGATCACCGGCCGGCCTGGGGCACCACCAGCAGCCGCAGCGAAATAGTCCAGCCGCCGCCTCGTGCGGTCGCCCAGCAGCCGGTACTGCTCGTCGAGATACGGACCCATCGCCCGGGCCCTCCCAACCGGCTGCAGCACTTCGCCGGTCCACCGGCGCGTCACCGCATAGCGGACCCACTCCAGGCCCTGCCAGCACGCCCGCGGCTGAGGCTTCCGCGCGCCGTAGTCGTAGACGCGGCACTCCTCGCCAAGCGCCAGCCGCAGCAGCATCTCGTCGGGCACTGCGGCAAGCACGTCCTCCCAGCGCTTCTGCTCGCACCATGTGCTCTGCAGCCGCAGCGCGCGCCAGTCGGTCAGGCCGTGGTCTCGGATGGCCTGTAGGCCGTTAGTCAGGTTGATCCAGTGGGTGACTCGCATCAGTCCTCCGCGAGCTGGCGTTGGGGGATGGCAGGCTCTAGTAGCCAGGTGGCGCCGCGGCGCTCCCAAACGGTGCCGTCGTCGCAGAGCGCATAGAGCGTCTCGCTCATCGCGCAGAGCTGAGTGATGCGACGGGGCTGGCGGCGCTGAGCCGCAGCGCGGGCCTCGCATTCAGCGGCTTGCTCAACGCACTCGGCCTGGAAGTGGCGTAACCACGCCTCCTTGGCGGCGCGCGCTCGCGGGTGATCAGGCAATGCGTCGCCAAGCGGCTGGGCTTGGCCCATACCTGGTGCGGTCGTCTCTACGCCTTCTGCTCCCGGCCACACAGGCCTCGGCAATGGGGTCATGGGAACCTCTGGTGTGGTGGTCGAAACCGTAGCGGAACGCCACGGCTACGCTACCGTAGCACCACCAAAGCGTGAACCGCCACCGCATGGCCACACATCCCCTCCCGCCCGGTCGCCGGCAAATCAACCTCGAGATGCCTGAGGAGATGGTCCGGCACCTAGACCGCCGCGCCAGGGAACGCACTACCACCGGTGTCCGCTGCAGCAGGGCCTCCTACGTCCGGGAGCTCATCGAGCGGGACATGAAGGCCACCGCGGCGGCGGCCTGACCCATGGCGGACATCCTCAACCGGGCAGCCGGGCAGTGGCCCCGGCTGCTGATGGAGCTTGGCGGCCTCACGCCGGACCAGCTGACCGACACCCACCAGCCGTGTCCGGCGTGCGGCGGCACCGATCGCTACCGCTGGGATCGCGACGACGCCGAAGGCGGCTGGTTCTGCAACCAATGCGGCGGCAAGGACCACGCCGGTGGTGCCGGGTCCGGCCTTGACCTCCTGATGCGCGTCCGCGGCTGGGACTACCGCGAGGCCGTCGCTGCCGTATCCCGTCACCTCGGCCTGCAGGGCGCCGACGAGCCAGCCCGCAGCCGCAAGCCGGGCAAGCCGTACCGCAAGCCCGACAAGCCGCCGCCGGACGCATCGCCGCCGGCCCTCGGCAACGCCGTCGCGCAGTGGTGCTACCGCGACACCAACGGTGAGCAGCTGTTCTGGATTCAGCGCTTCAACCTCCCCGACGGCCGCAAGCTGTTCATCCATCGGGTCTGGCTGGACGGCGGCTGGCATTACCCACGCTCCCGTGGCCCGCAGGCTGATCCGTTCACCTGCGACTGGCCCGCGCCACGACCGCTCTACCGCCTCCCGGACCTGGTGACACGGCCCGATGCGCCTGTCATGGTGGTCGAGGGCGAGAAGGCCGCTGACGCCGCCGCCGACCTGTTTCCCGGTCACGTCGTGGTGTCGTGGTCCAACGGCAGCAAGTCCATCGGCAAGGTCGACTGGGCCCCGCTCCGCGGCCGGCCCTGCGTGCTCTGGCCGGACAACGACGACGAAGGCCGTCAGGCGATGCTGCAGCTCGCCGGCCGTCTCACTCAGCTCGGCTGTGCCGTGCAGATCGCCGACTACCCCGCCGAGTCGGTGCCGGCGAAGTGGGATCTCGCGGACGCTGCTGCTTCTGGGTGGACGCCTGAAACCGCCGCAGGGGCCCTGGGGCGTGTCTCCCGTGACGTGAAGCCGCCGGCAAAGCCGGAGCCGCCGAAGGAGGGCGGAGGGGACGCGCCCGTGGTCCCAAGTGCTGCTGCGGTGATCGCGGGCGACGCTCCCTACACCCTGCTCGGATTCGACAACGATCTGTATTTCTACCAGCCGCATTCCACCGGCCAGGTCATCAAGGTCCGCCGCTCTGCTCACACCGGCACCAACCTGGTGGCTATCGCTCCCATGCGGTACTGGGAGGCGTTGTTCCCCGGCAAAAACGGCCCCAACTGGACAGCTGTTGCATCCAGCCTGTTTGAAAGCCAGGCAGAAGTAGGCGTCTATGCACCGGATCGCATCCGTGGGCGTGGCGCATGGTGGGACCAAGGCCGCAGCGTCCTGCACCTTGGCGATCGGTTGATCATTGACGGTCGTGCTCACCCGGTCAACGCCAGCATCGCCGGCAGCAATGCCATCTATCAGCGACTGGCGGCACTCCGCGGCCCTTGTGATGATCCATTGCCCACCGAGCAGTCTCATCTTGTCAGCGGGCTTGCCTGTCGCTTCCACTGGGAAGTCGAGGCTTCGGCCGTGCTCATGGCTGGCTGGGTCACCTTGGCGCCGATCTGCGGTGCGCTGGACTGGCGCCCTCATGCCTGGCTCACTGGCTCATCCGGTTCCGGTAAGTCAGAGCTGCTGCGCAACTTCATCCGGCCACTGCTCGGCGACATGAGCCTGCATGTCGTCGGCGCCACGACGGAAGCCGGCATCCGCCAACAGCTTCGGGCTGATGCCATCCCCGTGGTGTTTGACGAGAGCGAAAGCAATGAGCGAAACGACCAGGCCCGCATTCAGGCGGTGCTCGGCCTAGCCCGCGTCAGCAGCAGCGAGTCTGGTGCTTTCACCCTCAAGGGCTCGGCTGATGGTGACGCGCAGCGGTTCCTGGTGCGGTCCATGTTCCTGCTGTCATCCATCGCCACCAGCCTCAAGCAGGGTGCCGACCTCGGTCGCTTTGCCCAGCTTGGCTTACGCAGCACCAAGGACATGCCACAGGCCGAGCGTGCAGCCCACTGGGACGCCTTGCTTGCGGATCTGCGTGAACACATCACGCCAGGGTTCGGCCGCCGCCTGCAGGCCCGCACTATCAGCCTCATTCCGGTCATCAGGCAAGCCGTGGTCGTCTTTACTCGCGTCGCTGCCGCGCACTTCAACTCCCAGCGTCTGGGTGATCAGTACGGCACCCTGCTGGCTGGTGCATGGTCTCTGGAGTCGGAAGACGTGCCCACTGATGCCGAAGCACTTGCGCTGATCAATGCCTACAGCTGGCAAAGCTTCAGCAGTGCCGCAGAAATCCCCGACGAGCAACGCTGCATTCGACGCATCCTGCAGCATCAGATCCGTGTTGAGGCATCGTCTCGCGTTCTCACGCGCTCCATCGGCGAGCTGGTCGCGGTGGCCATGAGCCACGACACCGACGCCGACATCACCCCCGACGTGGCTCGCAAGCACCTCGGGCGCCATGGCGTACGCATTGAAGACAAGGCCATCGCCGTGTCAAACACGGCAGACGCCATCGGGAGGATCCTGCAGGACACCGCTTGGCAGAACTGCTGGCCGGCGATCCTGTCACGACTACCTGGTGCATCGCGCACGGACTCAGCAGTGCGCTTTGCCGGAACCGGAGCAACGGCAAGAGCCGTGGTGATCCCCGTGACCGCCCTTGATCAGGAAGAAAAGGCGTGACGCGTCACGGTTGACACGACGCCCGTGACACCAGAAACCCAGTTGCCGCAAGGGATCTGGGGAAATGTCACGCGTCACGCTTTTTGCCAGGAGACACCCTTTTTAGGTAAGGGGGTAGTGAATGCAATGCAAGGCATCCCGGACCCCCTCTTAAATTAAATCTCTATATGGAAAGAGAGTGACAGAGTGACAAAGCCAGTGGTGGCCTGGGTTTTGCCCGTCACGCAGACCGTCACGCAGCCTCGGAATCGGTGACACCCGTGACGCCGCCACCTGATGCCGCTTCCGTAGCGCTCCGCTCCCGTAGGATTTGGTGGCCACCGCATCCAGGGCCATGTACGACGCAGAGATCGCCTTCCGCGTTGAGAACATCAAGCGCTCCGTCAACAGCGCCTTCGGCTTCGAGCTTCACCGCGACAACCCAGATGCCATGGCGCGCATCGTCGCCGCCGTCATGCAGGCCGATGCCATCGGCAAACTCACGGACGCCATCAGCCAAAGCGCGACCGAGCTGAGCACCGCCATCGGCTACCTGGCCCCTGACTGATCTCCCGTTGCGTTCCCGTAGCGCTACCCTTTAGACTCCAACCACTCGCATCCACGCCTGTGCCCGCTGGGCGGCCATCCCTGCTCACCGACGACGTGATCCGCCGCGCTGGTGAACTGGCCGATGTCGGCCTGCCTGGCCCTGTGATCGCCGCACGGCTCGGCATTCACATCGGCACGTGGAAGCGCTGGATCAAGAAGGGCCGCGACGCTGATGATGGCTCCAACGAAGCCAGGTTATGCGCCATCATCAATAGGGGAGCTTCAGAATTAACTGAGCGCTATCTCAATTCGCTGCACGGTCAGGCTGAACTCGGCAACGTCAACGCCATCACCTGGCTCCTCACGCACAGCCCGCACACCCGCGAGCACTGGTCTGACGCCGCCGCCGAGCGCAAAGTCGAACGCCGCACCATGAGCACCGTCCTGGAGGCCGTCGCCGCCGCAGGCCTGCCCGCTGACATGGAGCGCACCCTGCTGCTGCAGATGCAGGCCAGGGGGCTCGGGGCGGCGCCGCAGGAGGGGGAGGTGTGAGCAAGCAGGCCCCTCGCTTTGACCTGGTGGATCGCCGCCCTGTTGATTGCGAGCGCCTGTTCTCGGTGCATCCACCCGTGGTCATGCCCGATGGCCGAACCGCTGATCACGTTGTCGCCGGCTACCCGATGGAGTCGTGGGTTGGTCCCGACTACGGGCCCCAGGTCTTCGCCTCAGACGCCAATGGCCGGGTCATTGACTGGGGCAACACCGTGCGCGACTGGTCCCTTGGCGACGACCTGACGCCTACCGGCTGGCCCGCTGACTGGCCCGCCGCGATGCTGGCGGCCTTCTGATGCCCACCCCCGCCGCCACGATCGCGTCCCGCCTGGCGGCCCTCACCCTCGCCGCTCACGCCGCTGCACCAGCTGCAGCCGCCCCCTACGACCGCAGCTTCGGTGATCACATCGCCGCGGTCTACCCGGCGTTCCCCTTCACCCGCCACAACACCCGCCTGGTGGAGATCGGCCAGCGTGTCGCCGATGGCGAGCTGCCGCGGCTGCTGCTGATGCTCCCGCCGCGGCACTACAAGTCGACGATCTTCTCGCGGTTCCTGCCCAGCTACTTCCTCCGCCGCCACCCCGACAAGACCTGGGGCCAGGGCGCTCACACCCAGACGCTCGCTGAGGAGTTCGGCCAAGCCGCCCGCGACTACTTCGTCGCCTCCGGTGGCGCGCTTGATCCAAGCAGCGCCGGCAAGGGCCGCTGGAAGGTCGCCGGCAGTCTGGGCGGCTTCTGGGGCGCTGGCGTCGGCAAAGGAACCGGCCTGCCGGCCGATTTCCTGAACGTCGACGACCCGATCAAGAACCGCGCCGAGGCCGAGTCCGCCGCCTACCGCCGGCAGCTCTACGACTGGTGGAGCACCGTGCTCAACACCCGCGAGGAGCCCGGCGCCATCAAGCTCATCACCCACACCCGCTGGACCGAAGCGGACCTGATCGGCTGGCTGCTGCAGCAGGTCGAGGAGCTGGAGCGCGACGGCCACGCCGAGGCCGCTGAGCGCTGGCACGTGATCAACATGCCGATCATCGCCGAGCCGATCCAGGTGGCCCTGCCCGCCCTGGTGACCCGCGAGCCGGACGATCGGCAGCCGGGCGAGGCCCTCGACCCCGATCGCTTCGACGCCGCGTGGGCGGAGCGCAAGCGCCTCAACACCCCGGTGCGGGACTGGGAGGCGCTCTACCAGCAGCGGCCGACGCCCGACAAGGGGACGGTGTTCTCGAAGGAGATGTTCCGCTTCTACGGCGGCGAGGGCGACCCGCAGCTGCCGCAGGTGTTCGCGCGCCGGTTCGCCAGCATTGACTGCACCTTCAAGGACTCCGCCGGCACCGACATGGTGGCCTTCACCCTCTGGGGCCAGGACGCCGCAGGGCTGTGGCTGCTGGACCTGGTGAACCGCCGCCTGGACTTCTCCGGCACCATGGACCTGATCGCCGGCTTGTGGCCCTCCTGGGGCTTCGGGGAGCTGCTGGTGGAAGACAAGGCGAACGGCCCCGCGGTGATCAGCACGCTCAAGCGCGCCGCCGCGGGGTTCTTGGTGCACGCCGTCAACCCGCTCGGCGGGAAGGTCGCCCGCGCCAATGCCGCGACACCGCAGTTCAATCAGGGCCGCGTCTGGTTTCCGCGCCATCACCCGCTGACGCCGACTCTCACCGGCCAGCTGGTGAAGTTCCCCGGCGACACCTACGACGACCTGGTGGACTCCGTGACGCAGGCCGTCAACTACGCCGCCGGCACCGGCCCCATGCGGGTCAGCACGGTCCACTACGGCCACGCCAGCGACACCGCCGGGCCGGTCGATCCGTTCGCGGAACCCACCCGCAAGCGCCGCCTGACCGCGGTGCCGGGGTTCCGGTAGCACCACCACCCACCACGCCGGCCATGACCCACGTCCCCAACACCCCCGACGAGCTCCTACGCCTGCAGCAGCAGAGCGACTACCTGCGGCAGATGCTGGAGCTGCGGCAGCGACTGCAGCCGTCGCCTGTCGATGACCTCGACCTGGCCATCGCCCTGGTGGAAGCTCACCACGACGGGCACCGGGAGATGATTGCCGACCTCGTGGCCGACACCACGATCCCCCGCGGCGACATCGTGACCTGGGCGGAGGATGCCGAGCGGTTGCGGACTGCACTGGACCTGCTGCGGGCCGTGGCGCCGCTGGAGGCTGCGGATGGCGACGAGGAGGTGCCGGCGTGACTGTCACCCTTGACCCCAATCACTGGGAGGTCTTCATCACCGACCCAGAGCACCATGTGAAGGATCTGACCTACCCGTATCCCATGGTTGCAGCCAGCGGCCCCGACTGGTTCTCAGATGAGCCGCCGCCAAAGATTGAAGCTCACTACGCCACTGCCACGGTGCAGCTGAATCGCCGCGACGGCGCGGATGTTCTTGAGTTCTACCCCGACAAACGCTTCCGCATCGGCCGCGATGACTTCCGCGTCCTGGAGGTGCTGCACCGCGATGGTCCATGCGTGGTGATGCGTTGCGCAATGCGGCCTTTTCTGGAGGCGTCGGCATGACCCACACCCGCACCCCACAGGCCGAGCAGACTGGCCGGCCCTTCCCGCCGCCCACGGAGCACAGCGAGGCTCTCGTCGAGGCGAACCTCGGCCTCGCGCGCCAGGCCGCCTGGCGGTGGTCACGCAAGACGGGCCAGGCCTACGACGACCTCGAAGCGGTGGCGTTCATGGGCCTCATCCGCGGCTGCAGGCGGTACGACCCGGAGCGCATCAACCCGGCCAGCGGGAAGCCCTACGCGCTGTCGACCGTGGTGGTGCCATTTGTCAACGGCGAGCTGCTGCACCACTTCCGCGATCGCGGCCACGCCATCAAGTTCCCCTCACGATGGCGTGAGAGCTGGGGCAAGATTCAACGCCTCCTGAACGACCCGGCGATCCCCGCTGATCAGGTCGCCGCGCTGGCCGGCATGACGCAGGGGGAGCTGGACGAGATGGTGGCGGCGATGGTCGGGACGGTGGATTTGGATGCCACCTATGGCGCGACGGGTGCTCCAGCGCCGGAGATCGAGGAGCCTGATCGCCTCGCACCTCTGCAGCAGATGGTGGAGCAGGCGTGGCGAAACTTGCATCCCGGCGACGCAGGAACCCTGCTGACCTGGTGGGGGAGGCCGCATCGGCAGGCGCTGCCCATGCGCCAACTGGAGGCCTTTCATCAGCGTCTGAAGGCACTGCTGCAGGGCCGGACGCTCTCGGAGGTGATGCAGCTGGCGCTGCCGGTCGCCGTACCTGAGACGAAGCCGGTAAAGCGGCCACGGGCCAAGCGTAGGCCGATCGTGGCGGTTGAGCCTGGGGTGCAAATGGGGCTGCTGGCTGGGTAGGATGGTCGGGTCGCCGAGAGGCGAACTTGGCAGGCTCGCGTGTTGCTGGGCAAGGTTGCGCTGGGTAGGGCGGGATCCGGCTTGGCGGGGCAAAGTAGGGACTGGCGAGGTGCCGCTGGGCTGGGCATGGTCAAGCGCGGCGAGCTACGGCAAGGGCTGCAATTGCAGCAGCGACGGGGAGCTGAAAGGCTCCCCTTTCGTCGTTCGGAAAGCTGAACCACGACCGGCAATGGCGCGTGGAAACTGAGCTCACCCATCCCGTAGATGACCCCTCGTTGCCGTCGTATCGGCACCCGGAACTCCGCGAGCATGAGGCGGATCTGGAGCTGGTTCATGATGTCTACAAGAGCCTACGTGGCTGCAAAGAGAAGTATTTATCCCGTGAACCCGCCGAGCCGACGGAAGCGTATCAAGCGCGACTGGGGCGGTCGGTGTTTTCAGATTTTTTCAGGTCAAGCATCGAAGCATTCGCGGGCGTTTTGACCCGCTTCAACCTTGTTGATCCGCCTGACAGCTTTGAGCAGGCCGCAGACAACATCGACATGGAGGGCAATGATGTCACCTCGTGGTGGATGGCCGTAGACAGCCTGGCCCTACGGGATGGCGGCGTCGCTATTCAGGTTGAGATGCCGCCTGGCACCGCTGTCAACGCTGCAGACGAAGCGGCGCAGGGCCGGCGTCCGTACCTTGTGTTCCGGCCGCGGTCCAAAGTGCTCAACTGGCGCACAAGCCTGGCCAATGGCGTCGAGCAGCTGGAGCTGGTGACATTCTTGGAGATGGTTGAAGTGCCAGACGGAGAGTTCGGCGTGAAGCGTGAACCGCGCTATCGCGTCATCACCAGGGGTGAGTGGTTCCTGTTCAAGATTGAGACTGATAGCAAAGGCAAGGCCACGGCGACGATCGAGGATCAAGGCCCGTACCTTGGCCCTGGTGGTCAGCCGCTGCCGGTTGTTCCTGTGGTCTGGTACTCATCGGACATTGGCGCGGGGTTCGGCCGTGGCGATCTGCCATTGCGGCAAGTTGCTGAACATAATGTTGAGCATTTTCAGCGGAGAAGTGATCTTCGTGAGAAAGATCACAAGTGCTGCTTGCCTGTTCCTGTTGTCATTGGCCGCACACCTCCTGCCCCCGGCGAAGCACGCCGGCCGCTTGTTCTTGGCCCCAACACATGCGTTGAGCTAGATCAAGGTGGGTCGTTTACGTTTGCTGAACCATCTGCATCAAGTCTTGCAGAAAGCCGTGCGCAGATTCAGGAAGTTGAGAAGTTAATTGCTCGGCAAACACTGGGATTTCTGTATGGCGATAGCAGCGGCACGAAAACAGCAACACAAGCCGGATTGGAGTCCGCTCAAACTGAAGCGTGCATCAAGCAACTCGGCAGCCAGAAAGCAAGCGTGATGCAAAGCATCTTTGCGTTGTGGGTAGCCTTCACCGGCGAGCCGCTGAGTCCCGGCGCCGGCCTGCAGATGAGCAGCACGATCTACGACCGCCCGCTGGAGCCCGCCGACGTAGCCCAGCTGCAGCAACTGGCCGGTGGCGTGGAGCTGATCAGCCAGCAGTCGGCGGTGGAGCTCCTGCAGCGGCGTGGGGTGAATCCGATCACGTCCAACGTCGACGACGAGCTAGAGCGGATCCGCGGGGAGATGCCGCCGCCGGCTGATCCGGTGGGCATCAACGACTACGGGATGCTGCCGGGGGATCCCGGAAACCTGAACTGACGGTTGCTGACGGCTGGTGGCCCGCACGTACAACAGGGATTCGCGCGGGCGTTTTGCCAGCGGCGGTGGGTCTGGGGGCGGAGGCGGCAGCAGGCCTACTGCCAAGCCGCCCACCGTCGGGAGACGTGGCCCCCGCGGCGGCAAAGTAGGGACCAAGGCGGAACAGCGCCGTAACGCACGGGCACAGGAACAGCGGAACCGGCAGTTCCACAGCAAGGTCGCCGTGACCGCGGCCAAGGAGGAGTGGAAGAAGGCGAGTGGCGCGGCGCGCAAGGCCGCTGGCAGCAGCGCTCGCGCAGTCACTTCATCCACCGGTGGCAGCCGCCGCGTCAATCCAGCCGCGCAACGCGCAAAGGAGATGGCGAACCGCACGGGCACAGCACCAGGGCGGTTCTATGCAGATGGGAAGCCACGTACGACCCTGAGCCTGGCGCAGCTGAGGACTGCTGTACGGGGATACGCAAAATCAAAGGGTGTAACAACTAGAAGCGAGTTCGAGTACATGATCGCCTTGGCCGGCGGCTTAACTCAGAAAGGCCGTAATGGCTTGGCTGTTGGAAGAATGCCAAAGACGCGCGGGGACTGGGAACAGCTTTACAAAAGCTCAGTTCGATTGCCGGAATACAACCGTGGCCAAAGAACACGGCCTGGCATAGTCAACGGAGTCGACATTCACCGAGACTTCAGGCCATGGGCAGTGTTTGGCCTGAATCCAAAGACCGCAACCGCGGACGATGTGAATAAGGCATTCCGAAAGCTTGCGTCACAGGTGCACCCTGACACGGGTGGAAGGGCGCGCGACTTTGCGAGGCTGAAACAAATGCGTGATTCGGTCGTTGCATTGATGCCCAAGCCAACACCGCCCAAGGGCAGCAAGCGCCGCGCGACGAGCAAGGGTGGATCGTCAACGCCGTCACGTGGCCCGCGGATTCTGCCTCCCGCGTCATCACCGAAGCCACGCCGCAAGCGCCGCAGCTCCTGACCCGGCAACCTATCCCGTCCCCACATCCCCACCATGGAAGACATCACCCTGTACGACGCGATCCGCGCCGCCATCGCTGAGGCCACCAAAGCGGACGAGAACATCTCCCTGCCGGAACTGATCGGCACGCTGGAGCTGGTGAAGGCTGAACTGCTCGCTGCTGCCCTGGAGCCTGACGAGGAGGCTGACGCCGAGTGACGATCACCCCAGGGCCGCGCCGCCTGGCTGACGTTGCCAGCGACTACAGCACGGCCCTGGACGTGCTTGAGGTCCGCGCGGTCAGAAACACCCGCGCGATGCTCCGCCGGAGCCTGGCGAACACCCTCGCCACCCTCCGGCGGTCCTATCAGCTCTACCTCGAAGCGCTGGGGCCCATGTCCCGCGATCCGCAGGGGCAGTTCATCCGCCGGCCCGGCTCCTACACCACCGCGGAGGCGACGGCGAAGTTTCGGGCGATCCTCCGCGATGCCGGCACGTTCCTGCAGCCGTGGGAGATCGAGGCCTGGCAGATCCGCTACCAGCAGGACCTACGCGAGGCCACCACGCTCGGCGTTGAGGTTGCTGCAGAGCTGACCCGCCTGCAGCAGCCTCCGCCGCCGCCTGGCATCGGCCCGGCGACGCCCGCTGACGCCCGCCTCCTGGGCCAGGAGCTCACCGCCATGGTGGCCCGACCGGACTCTGCGGTGCCGTTTGCTGGCGTCAACCCCGAGGCGGTGCGTGCCGCTGCGCTGCAGGCCTCAGCATTGATCCAGGGCGAGAGCGCCCGCTTCCGCGATCAGATCGTGCAGATCGTCGGCGAAGGCGCGTCCCGCGGCTGGGGCCCGAAGCGCCTCGAACGCGACATCCGCCGGGCGCTGCAGGGTGCCAAGGACCCCAACGGCATCACGCAGCGACTGGGGCTGGAGCAGCGGGCAGAACTCATCGCCCGCAGCGAGCTGGCGGCGGCGTATGCCAATGGCACGATCCGCCGGGCGCAGGCCGAGGGCCTCTCCTACGTCCGCGTGCTTGCCAGCAACGATGAGCGGACCTGCCCGGTGTGCGCTGCGCGGAACGGCAGGGTCTATCCCGTCGACCGGGTGCCGCTCCCCTGGCATCCGCGCTGCCGGTGCGTTGCCACCCCCTGCAACAACGAGGCCGTCACCGAGAAGGATCCCGCCCTGCGTGCCGTCCTGCTCGACTCCGAACGCTGGCAGGCCGAGCACAACCGCGGCGTCGAGGCCTACGCCGAAGCGCGTCACAAGGAACGCATTGACGTGCTCAGGCGGCAGATTGATCGCGCGGCCGATGGCGACCGCAAGGATGCACTGAGCGCCCAGCTGCAACGCCTGGTGGATCGTGGGCCAGATATGGTGAAGGCCCGGACCGAACTGGCCCAGGCCTTGAGAACACCTACCGCGAGTGAGCGGCGGCTGTTCGGGAAGGGGGCGCAGACGCTGCGCGAGAGCGTCCCCCTGTTCGACTGATCAGAACGGCGCCAGCGCGGGCTCCTTGGCCGGCTCGTCGTCGTAGGTGGTGACAGCCTCAGTGGCGGCAGCCGGAGCGGCGTCGTAGGTCTCCGTCACCACAATGGGGGCCGGCGCCTCACATGCGGCAGCAGCGGGGGCCTGTGCTTCATCCGAGGCATCCTCGGCCTTGGTGAGCTTCAGCCAGCCGTCGCCGTGCTCGATCATCACGTGCTGGCTGGGGCCGACACCGATCAGCTCGGCGTAGCCCGCGGTCACGGGGATCACGCCGCCCTTGCTGGACTTGACGCAGAACGACAGGGGCTTGCCGCGCTTGCCCTTGGCCTTGCCTTCGGGCGGCGCCAGGATCACGCCCTTCGCTTCCGAGATGGCTTCGTAGAAGGCGGTGAAGTTGATGCGCTCGCTGCCGTCTTTCTTCGTGGTGACGTAGCCGCAGGCGCGTGCGACATCACTGCGCGAGATGGCGCCGAGCTCTTTGATCTTGTCGAGCAGCTCTTGACCGGTGAGCATTGGTTCCTTGGTGGGGAACCGTTAGCGTAGCGCTACGAAAGCGCAGCAGCAATGGCACCCCCACCGCCAGACCTCGCCGCGTTCCTGTTGCTTCATGCAGCGGTGAGCGCCAGAGATGAGGAAGTCACGCGCCAGGCGCTACGCATGGTCGCCACCGAGATGAGCGCGACGACCGGCCACAAGGTCGCCGGCACCTTGCATCGCAGCATCAGCGGCGCCGGCCGGTTGTGGCTATCTCGCTTGGTGGCCTAGCGCTTGCGGGGCTTCCGCTTCCGCTTCGGGGCGCCGGTGGTATTCCTCGGGCCAGGGCGGAGGTTGTTCTTTGCCTTGCGGCTCGGCTTGCCGCTGCCGGTGAACGCCAGCTGCTGGCCGTAGATCTCCCTGGCTCTGGCCGCCGGCTTGCTGCCCCGTGCAGCGGCTGCAGTGGCCCTGGCAGCTCTGCGGCGGATCACGTCGATGCCGGCGCGGTTGAGGCGGCCGCCCTGGCTGGCCAGCATGATGCCCGCCAGCTCGCCATCAAGCCCTTTTTTCAGCCGGCCGGCGATGTCGCGAGCGGACTGGCGGGCCATGCGGGTCTTCATGGCGTCCAGCTTCCCGCGCGCCTGGCGGAGCCTTGGCAGTTCATCCTTGATCGACCGAACGCTCTTGCTGATGCCGCGCAACCCCTTGTCCATCAATCCCTGCGGAGTGACGGGCTGGTAGGTCCGGATCGCGTTCTGCTTCGCACCGATCGCCCCCCGACGCGGCCCGGTGGTGCGCTTGATGCTGTTGCCCGCGACCGGCCTGGGCAGGCCACCAGTGGAGCGGATGCCGTTTCGCGGACCCTGGCGACCGGCAGCCCGAGCTGCACCGGCAGCGGCCTTGTACGCCTCGCGGGCGGAGCGGCCGGCGCCGGTGGCCTTGCTCTGAAACTGCGCGGTGCGAGCGGCCTGTGCCTTGGCGTTGCGGCGTTGCTCAGTGCGGGTGCCGACCTTGCCGCCCCGTGGCCCGGAGCGGCCGACCTTGGCGGGGCCTCGGCTGGAGGATCCGCCACCGGAGGCGAAGCGGCCGTTGGCGTCGCGTTTGTAGGTGCGGGCCACCTCAGCGCTTCCCCTTGCGTTTGCGGTTTGCCCGATCCCGCTCGGATAGGGCGATGGCGATCGCCTGCTTGCGGTTCTTCACGATCGGCCCCTTGCCGGGGCCGGGCTTGCCGGTGTTGAGCGTGCCGGCCTTGAACTCACGAAACACCTTGGCGGCCTTCCGGTCGCCGGCGGTTTTTTTCTTGGCCATGGGTCAGCGCTTGCGGTAGCGGGTGCTGCGGGAGCGCTTCGCCGAACCGGCCGTGCTCCGCGAGGATTCCATCCGCGCAACCCGTGCTGCGCTGGACTTCACCGCCGACTTTCCGCCTCCCAGCGATGCGGCAGTACGGGCGAAGCGAGCAGAGCTGCGGGCGGCGTCATAGGCGGCCTTTGCGCTACGGCCTGCGGTGCTCTTGCCGCTGAAAGCCTTGCTACGAGAAGCCTGGGCGGCGGCGCTCTTCCGCTGCTCGGTGCGAGTCCCGACCTTCCCGCCGCTGGGGCCAGCGGGCCGGCCGCGCTTGGCCTTCAGTCCCATCGCGATCATGCGCCTGGTGGCCTTGCTGCCTTTCCCACCGCTCAGCGATGCGTCAAGATTGGTGCTCTGACGGACGCGACGTTCAACAAGAGCATTGAAGCGCTTGCCTTCCTTTGTCTTGGCGAGGCGGCTTTCGGCCTTTGCGCTCAATGCACGATTCTTTAGCTTCGCCGACGCAGGATCAGAGCTGCGGATAGCATCGCTGCGCTTCAGGTAAGCGGCCGAGATCTGCTGGCGCTTCTTCTCAGCGGTCATCTTCCCGCCGCCACGCGACCCACCACCACCACCACTACTACCACCGCCACCACCACCGGCGAAACGTCCGCGGGAGTCTCGTTTGTAGGAGCGGGCCATGGCTAGGGCATCGGGATCGTCTCAGATTTCCCCGACGCCGCAAGCCAAACCGGCAACCTACGGCAGCCCCAGCTATCGCCATGCCGGCCGCCATCCCAACCCTCAACGCGCTTTGGCGGCCCAACAATGCCAGCGCCCGTGATGATCGCGAGCTGATCCGCTCCTACGCCAACTGGCCCGTTAGCGCCTATAACCTCACCCAGCTGACGACGATCCTCAACCGCGTCGCCGATACCTCCGCCGCCACCGTCGCGCAGGTGCAGCTGTGGATTGACGAGGTGGAAGACCTGGAGCAGACCTGGGCGGATCAGGTGGCCGACGGCACCGCGCACCTCGGCAACGTTCAGAGCTACGAAGGCCCGGCACCTGGCGCGAACCTGACCCGCGATGACCTGCGCAAGCGGGCAGACGTGCTCGAGTGGGACACCAGCCTGCTGCGGGTGCGGTATGAGTCCGGCGGCCGGGCTGATGCCACCGCTGGTGGGACGATCGCCAATCGCATCGCACTGCTCAAGGGCCGCATCCTGCAGACGCTCGGCATTAAGGCCAGCGACCGCGATGACGGCGGCCAAGCCCAGCTGTTGCGCTCCTGATGGCCACCGACTTCGCCCCCTACGCAAACCTCCGCCTGCTCATCCAAAAGCCTGCGGAGGCGCCCGAGAGCCTGCGCGATGGGCTGCCGGCCAGTACCGGCGCGTGGGTGATCGAGTGCTTTGCCAAGGCGCCCGGCGGCAGCGGCGCCGACGGCAACGGCCCGCCATCGGTGGACCCCAGCGTCCGCAGCCTCTCGGGCTACATCACCGCCTGGGCGGAGCTCCCCGATGAGACCGACTGGCTGGCGGCACGCTCGGCGTTCAGCTGGAACGAGACCGGCCTGGCGCCTGCTGGCCTCATGGTGGGCATGGGCGGCCGTGGCCTGCTCGGCGTGCTGCCGGATCTGCCAGCGCTCACCGGCAACCCGCAGCAGGGTGAGGCGACGATCCAAGGGCTGTCCGGCGCCTATGGCCCTGGCGGGATCGGCGCGGAGCTGCGGACCCAGACCGGCGACGCGATCACCGTTGAGCTGCAGGTGGTGGCATGAGCATCAACGTGCGGGTGACCGGCGACCTCAGCGGCCGGGCGGAGCAGGCGACGCGGGGCGCCAGTGAGGCGGTGATGCGCGAGCTGTTCGCGGCGTTCCAGCAGAGCTTCACCGCGAAGGCGTGGGACTGGCCGCAGGATCTGCCGACGCGGAAGCTCAAGGGCGCGACGCTGGCGGAGAAGATCCGCAGCTACGAGGCGGGCGAAGGCGTGCGGGCCGGCAACCCGCGCAACCTGATCGACGTGGGCAACCTCCGTCAGACCGGCTACTACGAGCTGACTGGGCCGTACTCCGCGCGGTTCACGTGGTCGGCCCAGTACGCGACGGCCGTTCATGAAGGTGCAACGATCCGCGCCTGGGGCAACCCGAACGCCCGCCGCACCCTGCCGGCCAGGCCCTGGACCGCCGCTGTGCTGGGTCGGGTGCAGGTGCCGGGGATTCGGCCGTTCCCGCTGGAGAAGCGCCTGAAAGATGTGTGGCTGGCGAGGTTCAAGGCGGGGCGGTGACGGAAACCTGAGGCATCGGGTGAGTGCCACCAGTGGCCAGGACGTACAAGCGGGACAGCCGGGGTCGGTTCGCCAGCGGCGGCGGGTCGTCGGCCGGCCTGGCGATCGAGCTTCCCTAGCTCCCGCTGGGCAGCGGGGATGAACTCAACCCTCCAGGCCAAGGTTCCGCATTACCTGATCGAGGGGGATCGTCGCTTCCCGGGATCGGCGGTGGGTCTCCAAGGCTGCGGCCCCCAGGTAGGTGTCCTCCAGGTCGTCGATGCCGGCTTCAATCAGCTCGCGCAGGTAAAAGGCCTTGCTGCGACCGGTCGCCGTGGCCAGATGCTCCAGGCGTTCCTCGGTGGCGGGGTCCAGGCGGACGGAGGTAGGCATCGCCCCTGGTGGATCGGTGTATTCACGCTAGCCGGGCCAGCTAAGGGCGCCGTGAGAGGCAGGAGGGAGTCCGGAGACCTGCACCCTTCCTCCCTACCCGCAAGGATGGGAGCGGCGTGTAGTTGCGAGGCTGTGCTGAAACCGTACCGAAGGCCCGGCGCTCGGAAACCTGCATCACCCCACCTCACGGCGTGATGCCCCCCACCCTGCCCTTCACCGTCGCGCCGAAGCGCGAAACCCGCACCGTCTCGGCTGAGGTCAACGGCCAGACCTGCAGCCTGGAGTTTCCCGTCTTCGGCTCGCTGCTGGCTGGCGAGGAAGTCGACATCCGCGACAGCGACTACCAGGCCGCCGTCTACCGCGAATCCTCCCGCCTCGCTGATGCGCTGGTGAGCGAAGGCACCGAGGAAACCGCTGCCCAGCGCCTTGCGATCCGCTGCCTCTCCACCCGGCTCGGGATCCCCGTCCCGCTGGAGCCCACCGAACAGCGCATCCTGCTGCGGCACGCCGACCTGGTGGCCCAGATCCAGGCCACCCTCGCGGCGGACTACGCCCAGCAGATCCGCCGGACCGTCACCGCCGCGATCGTTCACCGCCTGCCCGGTTGCCGCGAGTGGACCGCTGACGACACCGACACCCTGCCGATGCCGCTGCAGCAGGCCATCGCGGCGTTCATCGACTCCGAACGCAATGCAGGCCAGCCCAGTAAGACACCCGAAGAGCTGATCGAGGTGATGACAGAAACGCTGGGAAAGCTCGCGCCAACGGCGGACGCCTCCCAGAGCCCACCGACTGGGGACAGCTCTACTGGCGCTGCCGCGAGCTCTGGCCCAGTGATCCCGACTTCGGCCGAGATCGTTTCGCCCGACTCCCCGTCGCCTACATCCTCCAGGCGATCGAGGAAGGCACGCGCCGCGAGCTGAGCCGCCTGCAGCACTACGAACGGCCGATCGCCTACCTCCACCAACGCCTGGTGGCCATCAACACCGCCGAGGGCGGCACCGTGCCGGATCTCGACGACCTCTGCATGTTCCGCGTCCGCGAACCCGGCGACAGCCCGCCGCCGGAAGCTGGCGCCGCCATGCTCGCGCTCATCGCCCGCCGGCAGTTCCCCGGCTGGGCGCTGACCTTCTACGACGCGCTCCAGCAGGCCGGCAAGGACAGCCCGCCGCCGCCGACCCTCGCACTGGTGGCCACTGACGCCATCCTCCTGGCGCCGCGCTTCACCCCGCAGGGCTGGCAGGGCTTCCTGATCGCGGAAGGCCAGGCGTCGGGTCAGCCGCGGGCGTTCCACCCGCCGGATCGCCCGCAGACGGTGACGTGGCTTTCGGTGCCCGTCGCCCCTGAAGCAGCCGCAGTGTGGGCGGTGGCAGCTGCATCGCTGCCCACTCTGCCGCCTCCCGCCGGCAGCGATTCACCGCAAGCTCAGCCTCCAGCACCGAGCGGAAGTAGCCCAGCGAGTACCGGCGGCCTTGCCACGTGAAGCGTGCCTGAAACGGTCGCCGCCTGTTCACCTGCGGCACGTAGCTCACGCCTGGTGGGTATGCGCTCAACGGCTTGCCTTGCCCTGCTGTGGTCAGTGTTCCGGGCCGATCGGCAAACCATCGGCCGGGCTTGTGTGGCTCGGATCCCTAGCAGGGACGAGTGCAATCCCTCATCATGGCGCAGGCTTATTCGCAGGCCTACGGCTACAAGTTCTATTTCGTGCCGCTGCTCAAGGGCAATATCGACTTCGCCGAACTCGAAGACGGTGGCCTGGGTTCGGGCAAGTTCATCGACGACACCACGCCGCTGAGTAACACCGCCGCCGTGACGAAGACCGGCACCGGCGAGACGCTGGCGATCGTGGTCGGCACCACCACCCTCGACCTGGACGGCACCGACGCGCCGATCCGCCTCCTCGGCCTCACCAATGCCGCGCCGACCGAGGGTGAAGGCGAAGAAACCATCATCACGTATGACAACGAGATGCAGGGTTTCGACACCTCCATCGCTACGTCCAAAAACTTCTCCTGGACGCTGGAGGGCGTGACCGATCACAGTGACGCCGCCTACCGCCTGCTGCGCATCTGCGCCAAGGAGTCGGTGCGCGAGGGCCTGATGGTGAAGTACGCCCGCGTGGGTCCCATCGGGGTTGACGAAGTGACCTACGGCTACGGCCGCTTCACCGGCTTCAACGAAACGCCGCCCGCAGGTGGGATCGTGAAGTGGTCCACCAACTTGAAGGCCTACGGTCCCTACGAGCTGGACTACGCCTGATCACTCCTCGCCCCGGTGGCTTCGGCTGCCGGGGCATCTTGATGGGGCAGCATCTGGCGGGCCTGCTCCAGCGTGTAGAGCCGCTGGGCGATGCCCCAGTCGAGGACCGTAAGCGCGAGGCGGCGGAGCGCTTCGAGGTCACCAGGGCCGGCCTGCTTGATGAGGCGCCGCCAGTTCTCATGGCTCAGCTGTTCATGCAGCGGCAGTCCCATGGCGGTCCGGCGGTTGGGGGAGGTTTCCGGAAACCTGACGCATGGCCCTGCCGACCACCGCCGCCGAGCTGTTCGACCTGCTGATGGACGACGAGGCCATCAGCGAGGGCCTGGGCACCTACACGTTCGCGGACGGCACGACGGCGCCCGCGATGGTGCCGCTGTTCGCTGGTGAGAGCCTGCCGGCCGGCTTCACGATCGACGGCATCGAGATCACGATCTCCCGCCTGCCGCTCTACGGCCCGCAGGCGCTCTACGACGGCGTGCTGCTCAATCCGACGTTCCGCATCTACGTCGCCGCCTGGGGTGACGCCAGCACCCTCCAGTCGATGGCAGAGCGGGTGATGGCCCTGCTGCCCGGCGCCACCGCACGCGCCATGGACGGCGACCCGCCGGGCGATGGCATCGGCGTCGTTGATCAGGTCGTCATCGCCTGGACCAATCCGACCGCAGTGGTGAGCGCATGAGCCGGGGAGAGTACACGGTCACAATCGGCGCCGACGCCAGCCAGGCGCTGGCGGAGTTCGCCAAGCTCGGCCAGGCCGCGCAGCGCTCCGGCGGCGAGATCGGCAAGGGCCTGTCGACCGGGCTCGACACCACCAACGCAAACATCCGCGCGCTGCAGGGTCAGATCCGCACCCTCACACAGACCCGCGCGCAGTTCAAGGTCGACAGCAGCGAATTCAAGGCCGCACAGGCGCAGGTCGATCAGCTGCAATCGAAGCTGCAGCAGGCACTGGGCCAGCGGCTCAGGCTGCAGGTGGATGCGTCGGCGTTGACTGCTGCGGCAGCGGAGGCCAGCAAGGCGCTAGGCGAGGGCTTGAGCGGCGGCGCGCGGGAGGGAGCGCAGGCGACGCTGCGGGAGCTCAACAGCCTCAAGTCCAACATCATCCGGGAGTTCAAGGACCTGAAGGCTCAGGGCGTCAGCCCTGCAGACGACGCCTACAAGTCCCTCCAGGCCCGGCTCGCGGAGGTGAACCAGCAGATCCGGGCGATCAAGATGACGCCGGCCGATCTGCCGCAAGCAATCGACGGCTTCCGCCTGCTCGATGGCGTCGTGCAGGGCGTGGCGTTCAGCCTCTCCAATGCCGTGGTGGACGGCGCCGGGCGGGCGCTGGCGGCCGTTGGTGGGCTGATCAGCGGCTTCGCCAAGCTGGATACGGTGATTCGCCAAGCCGCTGCAGCCAGCGGCGGACCGGACGACTACGCCAAGCTTGCGGCCACCATTAGCAAGGTCGGCATTGACGCCTCCGGTACGTCCGAGCAGGTAGCGGCGCTGTCCCTGGAGTTGGCGCGCGGCGGCATGACGGCCGATCAGCAAGCCGATTCGCTGATGGGCATTGTTCGCGGTGCGGAAGCTACGGCGACGGCTTATGACCGGATGGGGCAGATCGTGAGCGCTGCCCTCACTGCATTTGGGCTTGAGGCAAAGGACACCACCCGCGTTGTTGACGCACTGGTGCAGGGCGCTAACACCAGCGCTACTGACGTGTCTGGACTGGGGGAGGCCTTCAAGACTGCAGCGCCAGCAGCAAAGCTGCTTGGCGTTTCGATTGAGGATCTTGCCTTTGCGGTTGGATCATTTACCAATGCTGGCATCACCGCGGGAGAAGCAGGCACGGCACTGCGCAATGGCCTTGCTCAGCTTGCGGTCGCCGCGCCAGTTGCGGGCCGACCTTTGCAGGGGCTGACTGGTCAGGCAAAGATCGCAGCAGAGACAATTCAACAGCTAGGGCTTGCTTCAATCTATACAGCAGATGGGCAGCTAAAGCCCATGATTGAGGTGCTGATGCAGCTCAAGAAAGCATTTAGCGGTCTAACCGCTGGCAAGGCGCAGGATCTTGCTCAGCGAATCTTCGGCGGATTCGATGATGGAAATAAATGGCTCGCACTGCTTTCACAAAGCGAAGAGAAGCTAAAGGCGTCAGCTGCTCAAATGGCAAACTCTGCGGGCGCCACGGATCGCAACCGTGACGCCATGCAGAACCTCCAGAAGGCAACAGAGAGCCTGCTTGGAACGATTGACAACCTCGGCAAGGATGTCGGCCGCGTCGCTGCCGGCGCACTATTGCCAATGGTGTATGCCGCCAATGCAGTGGTTGGCGCCATCTCGGGCCTGCCTGGACCGGTGAAGGACACCGCTATTGCCGTGACGCTACTGACCGGCAGCGTCATCGCAGCGACGACGGCTTATGTGGTGTTCAAGAAAGTCCTTGCCATCGGTGCAATCAGTGACACGATTGCAGATGTAGCAAGGCTGTCTCTCGGAATCGGGACAACACTGAAGTCCGCGATCGGCGCTGCTATTGCCGCGTGGCCTGTCTTCATCGCACAGGTTCAACTGGCCAGCACCGCACAGCTCACCATGGTGGGCGCGCTGCAGGCCACTGCGAAGGCTATTTATGCGACGCTGCTAAGCGCAATCGGAGCTGCGGCGAAAGGCCTCGGCAACTTTGTCCAGCTGCTCACATCTGCGCAGTTTGCTACTTTCATTGGGGGCATTCGTGCAGCTGTTGCCGCTCTCGCGCCCTTCGCCTTTGCTCTCGGTGGCATCGTTGCTGCCTATGCCGCGTGGCGTGAAGTGCTGGCGAGCTCTGATGCTGTTCAGCAGAAGTTCGCCGGCAGCCAGAAAGAGGCGGCTGATGCAATGGGAGCACTGCAGAAAGCTCTTAAGGATACCGGTGATGAACTAGACAAGACATCCACTAAGGCGCAAGATACAAGAAACTGGTTCGAGAAACTTCTCAGCGTTCCCCGCGAGTCGATGGGGATGCGCGAGATCACCATGCAGACGCTCAAGCAGATCGAAGCGTGGGAAGGCGTCAGCGTTGCAATTAATAAGTACCTGGCCGCTAACCAGAAAGCCACGAACCTCAACGGCGAATCCGCCACACAGGCGGTCGCTTACGTGAAGGCTGCACAGGCTGCCGCTGACGCAAACACGAAGCGAGCTGCATCACTCAGGGAGTACGCAGACGCGGCGGAGGCGGCCGGCCGCCTGGACGAAGCCGCGCAGGCCCGCAACAGTGCGGACACCCTCGACAGGGTTGCCACCAGCTACAGGAATCAGGCGGCAGCGCTTCAGGCCAAGCTCGATCCGATGGCCAAAGAGGTCACGCTCACCAAGGAGCAACGCCAAGCGATTGATGCACGCCGCGCCGCCGAAGAAGCGCTGAACAACGTGATCGCCGAAGCGCCGGTCCGCAAGCTGGATCAGCAGCTCGCGGTCGGCCAGGGACTGCTGAACCTCGCGCAGGCGATCGGCCAGGCCGAGCAATCGCGCTTTGGCGTCACCCGCTCCGCGCTTGAGTTCGAGCTGCAGCAAGCCGAGAAGCTCGGCGCCTCAGAGGTGCAGATCGGCGCCATCAAGGACCGGATCGCGGCGAACGATCGCGCGGCATTGGAGGCCCGCTATCGGTCGCTGCTCAGAGAGCAGGAACTGCAGCGTGCCCTGCTGGCGCTTGAGCAGCAGAAAGCACGGGCACAGGCGCAGATCGGCATCCTGCAGCAGCAGTCGGCCATCGCGAAGGCCAGCCGTGAGCTTGAGAAGGCCAAGGCTGAGTTTGGCGGCGGCAGCGATCAAGCGGCGCAGGCGCTGGCAGAGCTGAGGGCGCAGGAACAGATCCTGGGCTACAAGCAGCAGGAGCTCGGGATCCTGGAGCAAACGCAGCCGCTGCAGCTCGCCGCGCTCGGCTACCAGCAGCAGGCCGCCCGCTACGGCCTGCAAGGTGAAGCCGCCGCCAAGGGCTGGGCCTTTGCCATTGACGGCACCCTGAAGCCCGCCAATGCTCTGGTGGAGTTGCAGGGCCGCATCAGCACCGTCACCCGCGCGACGGCCGAGGAGCAGGCCCGCTACACCCAGCTGGCGGCAGAGTCCGGCCTGGCCATTGCGCAAGCCGCCGACGGCACCCTGGTGCTCGGCAGGACGCAGGACGAGGTGAATGCTGCGGTCACCGAGATGAACCGGCAGATCAGTGGCGCCGCCTCCGGATACGCCGCCGCCGGGCAGAGCGCAGGAACCGCCCGCGGGGAGACCGACCTACTCCGGCAGTCGCTCGCCACCGCCGGTCTACAGGGCAATGCGCTGGCCCAGGGGCTACTCAACGCCGGCAACGGTGCCGGAGACGCCAAGGGCAAGGTTGACGGCATCGGGACGAGCCTGGGCAATGCCGCCACCCCCGCCAATGCCCTCGCCACGGCCTTCATCAAGACCGGCGAGAAGGCCCCTGCCATCGTCCAGGGCTCGCGTGACTTCGCCGGGTGGCTGTCCAGCGCCAGCCGCTTCGCCAACAGCATCGCCGGCCTGAACCTCGGCCGGCAGATGCAGGTCGTCGCTTCTGAGACGGCCAAAGCGGCCAGGGCGGCGCAGGACTTCTTCAACTCCCTCAACCAGGCATCCAAACTCCCCGGCTCCCGCTGGACTGGCGGCCCGGTAGAGGCCGGTCAGTCCTACCGGATCAACGAACTCGGTCAGGAGGCTTTCCTCTCGGCCGGCCGCCTCAGCCTCATCAACGCCCCAGCCAACGCCATCTGGCGCGCACCGGCGCCTGGTGTCGTCATCCCGGCAGGTGTCACGGCTCGACTGCGCGAACGCGGCCAGCTGGCGGCCACGCCCGGCGGCAGCACCGCCGGCACGGCAGAGCTCGCCATCGAGGTCGGAAAGCTACGGCGTGAGGTCGGCAACCTCGCCCGCAAGGACTGGAATGTTCACGTCCAGCACCGAACCGGGCCCACCGGCTCCCAGGTGATGCGGACCCTGCTGAGATGAGCGTCACAGTCGGCGATCTGGAGATCACGCAGCTACAGGAGCTGCCCTTCTCCCATGGTGGCGACGCCATGACCGGCCAGACCGCGCGCCGGTGGCCGATCAAAGCACTGCTCACCCCGTCCGACTGGCTGACGCTGGACGAGATCTACCGCGACTGGCGCGACTTGCGGATCCTCGATCAGGACACCCTCGTCAGCGCCAGCGTCGGCACCACCATCCTCACCTCCGGCGATGAGTGGGGGATGACGTGGGAGGACGTCCCCGCCTGGTTCTCCGCTCCGCCGATCCCAACCCCGGCCGGCGCCTACGTGTCGGTCAGCTTCGAGCTGGTGGATGCCGCCGAGCAGCTCGCGGTCATGCTCCGCCAGCGGGAGCTCACTACCGAGAACGAGCAGGAAGACAACGAATACCTCTATGGCACCTACAGCATCGGTGGCGTTGAGCTGAGCCTCACCGGTCAGCCGTTCGACTACGAAGACTCCCCCACCGCTGAACTCGCCGCCACCGGCACGCACGTCATCCGCGGGCCGCTCTATGCCTCCAGGGTGCTGCGGATTCAAGGCTGGACCACCACCACCGACGCGGGCGAGACGATCCGCGAGTGGTATGAGGATCAGATCCTCAGCACGCCTGATGTCGGCGATTACTGGCCGATCAGCCCGCCGGTGATCACCCAGACGGCCGTCATTGTCGCTGGCGTCAAGGCCACCCGGTACGAGGTCAGCATCGACCTGAAGCAGATCCGATGACGGTTGACCTCCGCGCCATCGTCGCCACGGATCTCGGCATCGTCGTGTCGGGTGATGTCGGCAGCAACCTGATCAGCGACCGCAGCGGCCTGGTGATGACCCAGGGCCGGCTGCAGGCCGACGGCATCGTCACCCCGCCGCGCGGGACGCTGGTGCGGTTCCTGGTGGCCTGCCCGCAGACCGGGAAGGTCACGCGGTTCCCCAAGCCGCTGCGGGTGATTCGCGCCGTGTCCTACCCGATGGAGCGCCGGTCTGAGATTGAGGTTGGCTGCAAACTGACGCTGATGAAGGACCGGAAGGATCAGCTCGTCTACCGCAACGATCAGTACACGCCAGGATGGTGGTCCGGCCTCAACGATGAGCAGAAACGACTGGCGCCACGGCCGATCTATGCGCAGAAGCTGCTGGAGTTCTGCCTGGACAAGATCGGTCTGACGCTGGCGTCCGGCAGCCGGCCGCTGGAGTTTACGTTTCTGCGGCCCGAGATCGACTTGTCCGGCGGCTACGTACAGGTGATCGGTGATCTGATCCGCTCGGAATGCTGCTTCGGTCGCATCCGGCCCGATGAGAAGTTTGAGGTTGTCCCGCTTGCGTTCGGTGAAGGCCGCAGGGGTCCGGTGCTACGTGAAGACGACCTGGTAAGCATTGAGCCAATCACTGTGGGCCAGGAGCCGGCGGATAACTACATCGTGCGGTACACCGCAGCGGAGCGGCAGGGATGAGCATCAGCGACTGGACGAGAAGCGAAACGATCTCCGCGCCGAATCGGATCTGGATTTCGTGGACGACTGATCCGGTCGGAAACATCCCGGCGGCTGAGCGTGAGCAGCTGCTGCTAAGCACGACAAAAAGCAATACAACATCAAGCTACCTGACGCTGGGCTACCGCGACGCGAGCGGGGTACTCAGGACTCAGGACGTACAGGTCAAAAACGAAGACATCAGGTCAACGACAAAGGCGTCTGTTAATCAGGAATGGATCGCCGCGCGGCTGAAGTATGGCCGTGGGCTGCCAGGCGGGAATGACTTTGAGCGCTCAGTACGTGAGATGTTCTACGTCGCATCAACCGATGGGCCGGCGATGGTGCGGGAGGTGACGACGACTTACATCTCCTATGTTGCGCTGGCGGGTCAACTGCAGGGCATTCCTTACTGGTGGAACGTTCCGGGCACACCTCCAGGCACCGTTTACTACGACCCGCCGGAAGGTGAAATCATCAGCCAGTACACGGTAGTTGAGTATCAGCAGGTCAAGACCGCCGAGGGCCGCGATGTCACCAGGACACTGACAAGCCGCTGGGTGGCGCTTGGCGTTACAAGCGAAGGAAAAAGCGCGTTTGGCCAAGAAATGCAAAAGCTGCGAAAGTTTAACGTGCAAACCGCAGCAATTATCAATCGCAGGCTTGGTTACTACGGCGAACTCGTCTTTCAGGGCACCGAAGTCCAAGTGTCCACCGGCCGTGTCCCGGTGCCGATCAAGCCGTCTGATGCTGATCTCGCCAACAACGAAGTCGTCAACGGCGGCGGTGGTGGAGGCGGTGGAGGTGGTGGTAACGACGACACAGGGTTTGAGAATCCAGAGCCCGAAGTCAACAACGACAAGACGATCACCGGCCGTGTGATCTTCGACGGCCAGAACTACGACGACGACAATCCAACGGTCACGGCGACGTATGACATGCCGTTTGCGCCGGATGATTATTTCTATTACGACGGCGGTACCCGCAAGCTGCAGCGCAGTGGTGCAAGGCGTGCAGCCGAGAAGTTCGGCCAGTGCGAAGCCGCGCTCGACATCGGCCATGCGTTCGGCCAGAACATCGTCACCAACTTCGATCTCACGCCCACCCTGGACCTCGCGCCGGTCTACATCCGACTTGCCGGCATCGAGGGCGCGTTCCTGCTCGATGCACCCAGCTACGCCTGGGGTCCCGAGGGCATGGTGGTGAGCTCAGACCTGCTGTTGATCGGCGTCACCGGCTACGACGGCCTCAGCGCACCTGCTGCCAGCTGGCTGCGGCTGCCGGTCTCACCCAGCAGCATCGGCCCGGCAGGCGTCACCACGGTGGAGAGCAACCCGGCGAAGGCCAACACGATCGCAATCCCTGGTGGGTTCGACGTCCGCAACCTGTCGCCCGTGTTCGCCGCGCTGCCCACCAACGGCGCCGATGTGTTCCGCGAGTGGCGTGACAACAGCGTCGTGCTGCCGCCCACCCTGGTACTCGAGAACGACACGATCGCCGCAGGGCCGACGGTCGCAATCGTGGAGTTCAGCTATGAGCTCGACGCCGGCACCGACACCGAGACGCTGGCGACTGGGCCCGCGGTGGAGTTCGCATGGCTGACGCAGGTGACGCCGCCGGTTGCGGTTGCGACCGTGGCGGCGCTGGCGCCGGCCGTGCGCACTGGCGTCCGGGTCAGCGTGCCTGCTGCTGCCGTAAGCCTGGCCGGTGTGGCGCCCACCGTGGCAAGCGGTGCCAGCGTGGCGATCCCTGCAGCTGGTGTCGGCGTGGCTGGCATTACACCCGACCTGGTGGGCAGGCAGCGGACCCAGGTGGTGGTGCCGGCGACTGGCGTGAGCGTTGCTGGACTGGCACCTAGCGTGGCTACCGGTGTGCTGGTGGCGGTGCCGGCGGCTGGGTTGACCGTGGCGGCGCTGGCGCCGGCGCAGATTGTGCCGGCGTATGCCACTGGCGGCACTGAAACCACCATCACGGTTGATGGCATCACCTATCGCGTGCATACCTTTACCACTGTTGGCACATCAAGCCTGACTGTTCTGAGTGGCGGGGAGTTTGAGTATCTAGTTATTGCTGGCGGCGGCGGTGGCGCTGGAGGAAGCAGAGGCGCTGGCGGTGGTGCAGCAGCCGAAAGTCCGCTCGTTCTAGCACCTGGCTCTTATACGGTAGTCGTAGGCGATGGAGGCGCAGGTAATGCAACTTACTCAAACGTAAGCACTGCTGATTTGCGAGGTACGACAGGAGGAAACAGCCAATTTGCCACCATTACCGCTAATGGTGGTGGCGGCGGCGGTGCCGCTGACAACACAGCAAGCGGACGCAATGGTGGATCTGGCGGAGGCGCTTGGTTCGTTGGAAGCGGCGGCACCGGGATCACTGGCCAAGGCTTCCAAGGTGGAACAGCCGGAACATCGGGTGTCTTTGGCGGTGGCGGTGGCGGTGGCGCAGGCGGCGCAGGCGGAAATGGCTCGTCAACCGCTCCTGGTAACGGAGGTGCAGGCGTAACATCTTCAATTACCGGCACTGCAGTTACAAGGGCAGGCGGCGGCGCTGGAGCCAACTACAACACCGCAACATCCGGTACTGCATCAGGAGGTGGTGGTCTTGGCAGAAACAACTCTCCCGCCGGGCAATCTGTCACCAATGGAGCGGCCAACACTGGCGGCGGCGGTGGCGCTGGTGGCGGAAAGGGCGGCTCTGGGGTTGTAATCGTGCGCTATCGAATTGGCTAAGCGCTGATTCCCGACTGGCAACCTAGGCCACTAGCCCTAACCTGCCGTGGCCGTCACGATCAGCCTCTACAACCACACCGCTCGGCGGTTTGCCGATGGCAGTAATGCCGTCGGTGATACCTACAAGGTCAAGCTGCTCACGGCCGCCACCTTCAACGCCACGCACACCACGCTGGCAGCCACGGGCGGCACCGAGGCGACGACCGGCACCGGTTACACCGCTGGTGGTGCCACGCTCTCAGGCGTGACGGTCACCACCACGACGACGAACGACGCAACATTTGACGCCAGCGACGTTACGTGGTCAGCATCTGGCGGTGCCATTGAAGCAGCCTACGCAATTATCTACAACGACACCGACGCCGATGATCCGCCGCTGGCCTTCATCGACTTCGGCGGCACGGAGTCTGCGGACGACGAAACCGACTTCAAGATCGTCTGGAACGCCTCCGGCATCTTCACCTTCACGGTGGCCTGATCATGCCGTTTCAAATCACCCCCGGCGAACTGGAGTTCGAGCACGACCTGGTGCTTGAGGGTCAGACCTACAAGGTCTTCGCCGCCACCACCGGCAGCCTCACGATCGCCAGCAGCCTGTCCCTCTGGGAAGCCGCTGAGCTAGCCGCCACCAACGGTTACGCGCCGGTCACCGGCACCGTGGGCACCGGCAGCCTCAACAGCACCACCGGCCGGTGGGAATCGCCGGTGCTCTCCGGGCAGTTCGGCCCTGCCACTGGCGCCGGGTTTCAATACGACGCGGTGATCATCAAGATCGGCAGCAGCCGCACCATGCCATACGCGGTGAACCTGCTCAACTCACCGATCGTCCTAGCGGCCGGCCAGTCTCGCGGCTTCAACATCACGCTTGGCATCAAGCCGTGAGCCTCAATATTGACCTGGAGGATGTGCCGTTCGCCATCCTCGAAGCGGTCAAGGCGCGCATCCTCGCAAACCGCCGCAAGCTGCAGGACAGCCGTGATCAGCCGCTGCGGCGATCACTGCGCCCACGCCCGCAGTTCGCCAAGATCGGCGCGACCAGCAAGATATGGCGACTGCCGAAGCCGGCGGCAATGCTAGAGGATGAAGGCACTGGAATGATTATTGCGTGGAACAATGGCCAACCGGTCGTAAAAGAACAAAACGGCACCATCACCGAATGGTACGAGTTCGGCAGCGTGCCAAGTACTCTTGATGACCTTGGAGGCGTCCAAGCTGTTAGCGTTCTGCCTTATTTTCCCGGAAACGACTCAAGTTATGGGAACATTGGCCTCACGGCAAGGCCATACATTGAGTCACAATACCTATCAGCCTGCACGCTAGAGGCGTGGGGCGAGCTTGTCGGATTGGGTGGTGGTCCCGTTAACTCTCGGTACGCCGTGGACATCAGAATGAACTGGAACTACAGCGACGTACCTTCACTCTATGCGGATAGCTCCGTCTTTTGTGTGTACGACTTTGCGCCCAGTGGATTGAGCAATCCGTTCTCTATTCCGCCGTACGAGCGAGCCCCCGGAAACTTCCTTTACTGCTATTCTCGCCCAGAAGTAGTCCCAGGTCAAACCCCTGTCAGCGAAGAAGAAGTCTTCATCGGCAGCAGCCCGCCGGTCGGCAGCTTTCATGTCTGCATCCAGATTGCAGGCTATCAGATCAGTTACTACCTCAACGGATCGCTGATCAGAAGATACTCGCTTCCCAACCTAAACATCCTGACCGAGAAGTTGCAGGTGTCCGCTTTTGCGTCATCTAGTAGAACCCTGTCAATAGCAAAACTCAGCGAGATTCGCCTTACGACTGATCAAGCGCGCTACCCGCTAGATGGTTTCACTCCAGACAGGCCGCCATTCCCATGACCACCACCCAACCGCTCACCGACGCACAGGCCGCCTTAGTGGAAGCCGCGCTCATGCGCATCGCCAATCAACGCCTCAAGCTGCAGCAGCAACAGGCTCGGAAAGCTACGGAGCACAAGGCGTGATGCCACATGTTCATTCCCCACCGCTGGTCCCTGACCGGCCTGCTGCCTCAAGACTGGACCTTCATTGAGCCCGATCCTGCCGGTGAACCCGACGGCGGCGGTGCTCCTGATCCCGCCTCCGCTGGTGATACCGGCAGCGCTGATGGTGACGCCGATGAGGCCGCCAAGCTTCGCAAGGTGATCGAATCGCTCCGCGAGGAAACCCGCCGCGAGCGCAACCGAGCCAAGGCCGCCGAAGCTCAGCTCCGCGAGGTCGGCGACGCCAACCCGAAGATCCTCGAAGAGGCGCAACGCAAGGCCGAAGCCGCCGAGCAGGCCCGTCAGCTGGCCGAGGAGAAGGCAAACCTCAAGATCCAGCAGATGCAGCGGCAGCTGGAGGAAAAAACCGCCAAGGTGCTCAGCGAAGCGCAGCAGCGCCAGGCCGCTGCCGAGCGTGAAGCGCTGCGGGTCAAGGCTGAACGCGACTTCCTCGCCGCCGATGGCCTGGTGGAGGCCTCCAGCGTCGACGGCCGCACGCCGTTCGATTACGTCTGGCTGCTGCATGGCGACAAGATCGCCGAAGACGGCCAAGGCCGCTACATCAGGGACGAGAACGGCCTGCCGCTCCTGGATCCGGAGACAAACAAGCGCATCACGGTCAAGGATTACTTCAGCAAGCTCCGCGACGATCCCGTCCACGGCATCCACTTCAAGCCGCGTTACGGCTCCGGCGGCGGCGCCCGCGGTGGATTCGATGGCCGCGTCAGCAATGGCCAGGACCTCCACGGGCTGAGCACGGCGGAGAAGTTCCACGCCGCATTCGGTCGCGCCGGCAAGCGGTCCTGATCACAAGCCCCCGGCGTGGTTTGCAGCCGGGGGCAACTTCTAGCGATTCGGGGAGGCGTGATGCACCCCACCTCAGGCGTGATGCCAGCACCGCAACCTATTCCCCTTCCTATCAATGGGACTGACTCTTCTGGAGGCGGCCAAATCCGAACGTGATCCGGCCCGCCTCGCTGTTATCTCCGAACTCGCCGAAGGTGACCTGATGGGCGTTGTGCCCTTCCAGGACATCGACGGTGAAGGCGTCTTCTACGACCAGGAAGGCGAGCTGCCGGCCGTCGGGTTCCGTGGCATCAACGAAACCCTGGAGGCCACCTACGGCGTTCTCAACCCTCAGGCTGAGAAGCTGAAGATCATGGGCGCCGAGGTCGATGTCGACACCGCCATCATCGACATGCGTGGCCCGCAGGCCATTGCTGATCAGATCCGAATGAAGGTCCGCTCCCTGCGGATGACCTTTGAGGATCAGTTCATCAATGGTGACGAGTCCGCCAATCCTCGCGCGTTCGATGGCCTGAAGCGCCGGATCAATGCCGGCAGCTCCCAGGCGATCAACATGAACGGCGCTCTGTCGCTGTCGGCCCTGGACGAACTGATCGACGCCTGCGACGCCATGGGCGGCAACAAGGTGCTGATCATGAACAAGAAGATGCGCCGCCGGCTCAACACCGCCAGCCGCGCCACTTCGATCGGTGGGTTCATCAACTACACCCAGGATCAGTTCGGCCGTCGCGTCACCCAGTACGGCGATGTGCCGATCATCGTCACCGACGTGAACGCCCAGAACCAGGCGATTCAACCGTTCACCGAAACCTCCAGCTCCACCAGCATCTACTGTGTGGCGTTCGGCGATCTGCTTACCACCGCCATTCAGGGCCGCGCTCGCGGTCAGTTCGGCGTGTCGGTGCGGCAGCTGGGTGAGGTGGATGACGCGCCGGTCGATCGTACTCGCATCGAGTGGTATTGCGGCATGGCCATTTACAACGGTCGCAGTGCCGCCCGCTTGTACGGCGTGACCGATGCGGCCGTGGTGGCCTGACCTATCCCTGTTCATTCTTGAGGTAACCCCATGTCTCGCCCTACTGGCCTCCTGCCGCGCAGGGGCTATACCCTCGACGCCGAAACCGTCCTCGTCGGTGATGTGAAGGCCGGCACCCGTGGCCGTGACGCCGAAACCCGCACCGGCACCGCGCGGATCCTGAACACCCGCCTGGAAGCCCAGGACGTGTTCAAGATCGTCGCCCATGGTGACGCCGACGCCGCTGGTGGCTACATCATCCAGGCCGCCCATGTGCCCGAAGGCAGCACCACGCCCGACACCTACGCCACCATCGCCACGGTGACGTGCGCACCCGGCATCAGTGAGATCGCCATTACCGGTGCGCAGGTGCGCGAACTGTGCCGCGTCGCCGGCAGCGTGACCGGTGATGTGCGCGTCGTTGCGATCAAGGCTGTCGCTGGTGATGGCACCGGCGAAGGCGACAACGGCGTCGAGGCGCCGGAAGGCGTCAACACGATCAGCCTGCAGTACGCATCCTGACCGCTAGCCACACTCGCGGGCCCCAATCGGGGCCCTTTTCACTATGGGATTTTCGATGCCGCCAGGGATGACCCCGGAGCAGATGTTGAAGGTGATGGGCGGCGCGAAGCCTCAGCCTGTGCCTGCGCCTGAGCCCGCACCGGCGCCTGTCAGGGCGTCCCGCAAGCGGCACCCCGCGCCAGAGCCGGAAAACTGACGCATGGCATGGGTCATGGGCCGAACCTGGGAGATGGAGCAGGGACTTGATGCCCTGATCGAGTTCCGCATGTACGCGGATGCGGCCCGGACAGAGCCGTGGGACTTCACCGGCTGGGATGTGAATGCGACTGTCTCGGATGAGAAGGCCCGCACGATCTGGCCGGTGACTGTTGACGCTGACCCGGCCGGCGGCGTGGTGCGGCTGATCTTCCCGGAGGCGCTGGTGAACACCCTGCGCGTCGGCAAGACCTACCGCTACGACTGCCTGATGGTGGCGCCAGGGGCTGAGGCCGCCGACGACCACGTTCTTGCCGCTGGGCCGGTATCGCTCGCCCTGCGGTCCACCAGGAGGGATGAGGGATGAGCTGCCCGGCCGTCATTGAGGTCATCACGCCGGGACCACCTGGGCCGGTTGGTCCTGCGGGGCCCGCCGGCGTTGGTTCGGCCTGGCTGCAGGGCGAGGGCGCACCGGATGCGGAGCTCGGCACCGATGGCGACTTCTACCTCGACACCGAGACCGGCGACATCTACGGGCCGAAGGCTGAGGGTGAGTGGGGCGCCAGCATCTACAGCATCGCCGAGGGGCAGCAGGGGCCGACCGGCGCAACTGGTCCCCAGGGCCCTGTCGGTGAAGCAGGACCGCAAGGCCCTGCTGGAGTCGATGGCCGGACAGTTCTTAGCGGCGCAGGCGCCCCCGGCAATGGCACAGGCGTTGATGGCGACTTCTACATCGACACCGCCGCTGATGCCATCTACGGACCGAAGGCGTCTGGTGCTTGGCCTGCTGGTGTTTCGCTGATCGGGCCTGCCGGCGCGACCGGGCCCCAAGGGCCTCAGGGAGAGCAGGGCCCCGCTGGCCCGACTGGTGCGACTGGAGCAGCAGGACCGCAAGGCCCGGCTGGCGCAACAGGCCCGCAGGGCCCCAAGGGAGACACGGGCGATCAGGGCCCTACTGGGCCAACGGGCCCCGCTGGCGCGACCGGGCCCCAAGGCCCCCAGGGTCCGCAGGGGCCTGCCGGTGCCGATGGCGCCACTGGCCCCCAGGGCCCTGCCGGTGTGGTCACTGCCACGGCGCCGATTACATACGACGCTGGCACGCAGACCGTCGCCATCAGCGCAGCAACCACCAGCGCGGCCGGCTCGATGAGTAGCGCCGACAAAGCAAAGCTTGACGGGATTGCAAGCGGCGCCACCAACACGCCGCTCAGTGACGCCACACCGCAGTCACCTGGATCGGCAGCAGCTGGAACCGCCAACAGCGCCAGCCGCTCGGATCACGTCCATCCGCTGCCTGCGGTGGCAACCACCAGCGCAGCCGGGCTGATGCCGGCGTTGAGCTATGCCGCAATCACCTACGCGGCAGACATTGAGCTGGACCTGGCTGCGCTCGATGGACAGGTGCGCACGATCAGTCTCACCGGCAACCTGAGCTTGACCAGTATCAACCGCGCCGCAGGGCGGCGGGTGGTGCTCCGATTGATCTGTGATGGCACGCAACGAACGCTGACATTTCCGAACGGATGGGTGTTTGTTGGCACCAAGCCTGCAAACATCGCCGCCAGCAAAACTGCCGTGCTGTCGGTGACGTGGTTTGGCACCGCGACTACCGATGCCGTGGCAGCTTACGCGGTGCAGTCATGACGATGATTCGAGTCATTGATGGCCAGACAAACTGGCCCTACAGCCTGGCCCAGCTCCGGGCCGATGAACCCAGCCGTTCATTCAGCGGCAGCCCCAGCGATGCTGAGCTGGCGGAGTACGGCTGCTATCGGGTGCAGCCCCAGCAGCAACCTGCCTACGACCCGGCGACGCATCGGGTTGTGGAGGTGCAGCCGATCGAGGCCGATGGTGCCTGGCAGCAGGCGTGGGAGCTGGTGGAGCTCACAGACGCCGAGCAGGAGGCCTACTACCGGGCGACGCATCCTCCACGGTGGCAGGCGTTCGGTGGTGCCGTGTGGTCCATGGCGGAGGTGAATGCCCTGCTGTCTACTGCACTGCAGGCGGCACCGGCGCTGGCGATGGCGTTGCCGGTGGGGCTGGGGCAGGCGGCACAGGGTGATCAGCGAACGTTCGTCAGCGCCTGGCAGACCGCCCGAGCTGCGGGCCTGGTGGCCGATGAGCTGGTCCAGGCGCTGCAGACGCTGGCGGTTGCGCATGATCTGCCGTCGGAGTTCGTCGCGGCACTGGGTGCAGTGGGGAACCCCGGCTGGGAGTGGCCGGAGGATCCCGAGCGGTTCCAGCAGTGGACTGCCCCGGATGGGTCGGTGTGGCGGTGGGATCAGCCGCGTGATGCGCAGGGGCAGTACCTGACAGACGATCCAGCAACCGAGGAGAGCGAGTCGGCGTTGCGGTGGATTCCCGTGGGAGGCGAGGCGTGAGCGTATTCGGGCTGGGGGACCTGGCGTTTCTGGGGGCGGCAAGTGGTAGCGCCTACGACGCCGATGCCCAGGTCTACATCACGGCAGTCGAGACGGCCGATGGGCAGGCGCTGGAGACGGCGGTGAAGGATGCGATCAATGCGTTTGTGGTGGGCTGCAAGGCTGACGGCATCTGGAGCGCCATCAAGGCATCGTGCATCCTGGCCGGCGCCCGCACGCTGGCGGGGGCGTTGGTGCCGCTGGTGGGTACTGCGCCGACACGGTTTGGGGCAGAGAGTGGATGGAGCTACAACAGAAAAACGGGACTGCAGGGAAATGGTATCAACAACTACCTAGGTAGTAATCGAAATAATAACGCAGATCCGCAAAATAATAAACATGTAAGTGTGTATGCAAATACAAGTCCAAGCCAAGGTGGCACCCCCATTGCCAGCGGCGGTTGGAACTCAGGTGGAATTGGGATGACAAATCTTTTCGTTGACGTTTCCGGGAATCGAATGCTTCCAAGGCTTAATGGTGATGGTCCAGGTGGCATTATTGCTGGCCTACCTCAAGCCCCTTGCTTAATCGGCGCGTCAAGATCCAGTTCTACGGGCTTCACACTTCGCAGGAACGGCACAAACACGCTTGTTTCCTACGCTTCTCAGGTTCCATACAATGGCATGATTACAGTTTTTGGAAGCGATTCATACACAAACGCCCGCCTTTCCTTCTACTCCATCGGCGAATCCCTAGACCTCGCTCTCCTCGACGCCCGCGTCACCGCGCTGATCAACGCCTTCGCAGCGGCGATTCCATGACACCCCACGACTGCGACGTGCCGTCACCAGGCCGGAAAGCTAAGACAACGCAGCCACAGTGATGCCGCTCTTCGGCCCACCATCTCCCCCCACGCAACGGCCAGATCGGCGTCGCCCCAACCTCGCGCACATCCTCGAAGCAACAGCGGCGGCCGTACTGGCTGCAGCGGTCCTCGGCACTGCCTCAGGCATGGGCTGGTTAGTAATCGCATTACCCGCCAGGCTGCAGATGATGCAGGAACAAATCGGTCAGATCGTCAAAAATCAGGAGACGTTCGGTCGGCGCTTTGATGGCTTAGAAGATCGCGTGATGGACCATGACCGGCGGCTCATCAAACTGGAGGTGAAACGATGACGACTCCCCCGCCGGACAACACTGAGATCTACATCGGCTTCGGCCTGTTCGTACTTTCAGAGCTGGTCGGCATGAGCAAGCTCCGCAGCAATTCGCTGCTGCAGGTGGTGCTGCACATGGCCCGCGAACTGTTCCCGTACACCCTGGAGCGCCGCGAGCCGCCCAGCCGCTTCAATCGCCCTCAGCTGCCGTGGGGGCGCCGTCGGCGCTGATGCGTCAACCCTGAGCATCCTGCAGCTCACGCTGACGGTATCCATCGCTGATGTCAGCCTCATAAAGCCGCAGCTCCTCCGGATCCGTGTTACGGATTGGATGGATGACAAGCATTGCATCGCTTGGGATCCGCGCAATATCGTCCGCTCCGATCACCGCTGTCGCGCCGATGATGTCATGCAGAATGACGCTGGCAGCAAACATCGTCCCCGCTGGCAACAGCTCAAACTCTCGCCCGTAAACGTGGCTGCCATCTGGCAAGCTGAACAGGCACGTCTTGCCCCACGCCATCGTTGGTGCGGTCATGTGCCTACAGCGGCTCTCATAGGTTGCCGGAAAGCTAAGGCAGCCACTCCGCCACCATGGCCGACATTCGCTTTGTGAGCGCTGCAAAGGCCTACAAGGAGCTGGCACATCAAACGGCGGCATGGAACTGGCTCAATGAGCAGCTGGCAGGTTCGCCGGTAATTGATCAGTTCGCTCGTCTCTATCGCGCGGATCCGCCGGTCAAAGATCCAATCCCGGTCCGGCCATCCAACCCACTGTCAGTGCCATTCTTCGCGCAGCAGGACAACGGCCCGGAAGGATGGCGACAATGCCAGACGAGCAGCATTGCGATGTGCCTGGCCTATCTCAAGGTGCCGGGCATCAAGGATGACACCGATTACCTCAAGGTGGTCAACCGCTACGGTGATACCACCACCCAGG